ATTTTTTTCATCAGGATACATTCGCGCAGAGACAATCTCCCTGAAAAAAATTCTACGAGAACTTCTATCCACAGCAATTGTTTGTACAGAAGTTTCAGCACTCTGAATCTTCACAGTCTTGGCCGGATCAACTATGGTTACATGAAGAAGATTTTTAGTTTTAATCTCGATCCTTTTCTCTTCATTCTCACCAACAGTTTTCTCATAAACTACAAGTTTATCTTTCTGATCTTCAAAGTATCTAAAGTAAGATTGCTTAAAAATTGCATCTTCGAGAGCAATAGGAATATTCATCCTCTCCATATAAAAGGAATCAAGAGTTCCTAATCGTCTATGCTCTTCAACTTCCTCCAGTACCTCAGCATCAGTCATGTAGTTCTGATCTAATGACTTGTAATTTTGGTCACATATGGACAGCTGAACTGAAGCCCAGTCAGGAGAATCAAGTAAATCTACTAGAAGGGAATCTTCATGCTTAATTGTATCTATATAAATAAAGATACATCCATCTCCGTAACGATCCTCTGTCTTCATCAAATCAGACCAGAACCATTCCTTAAGTTTCTTCCTATTCTCCGCTGACTGAATTTCATTCTTATCTTCCAAGTCATCAATGATTACTAACCCTGGACGATTATTGGCCCAGTTTAAACCCCTCACCTGTTGGCCAGCACCTCGAGGTAATACAAAAGTGGAACCGTAAGCAGTCCAAGCTTTCTTGGAAAATGACTCATCCATTGCATCTTCGGTGTCAATAGAATCTTTAATATTTCCAAACAACTGTCTTACCATCTTATTAGTAATTAAATCCCTCTTCATATTCTCAGTCTGCATTTCAGCTGAAGTTGCTGAATTACTGAGATAAACTATGAAGTTGCACAACCTGTATAGAATTGACCTGTTAGCAATTGTTCTAGCAACACTTGTCTTACCAATACCCCTTGGAGCAGCAATAGCAATTTTCTTCTTACCTTGGGCAATCATACTGAATGATTGATCTACCAGATCAAATATCTGTTGATGCAAGATACTGAACGGTGCATAGAAGATATCAGGAAATATCACTCCACAACATGTCTTAATATTAATTAGACATTGAGCCAATATATTATCCAGTTCTTCTTTATTTAAGTTAGGATCTAACATAAGAGTTGTTTGCTATGTTTAATAATTTAACACAGGAATTATTTTTTATCTTCAGGCTGATGTAAATTATAGTTCTTATTTTCATTAGCAAGACGTTCAAGATTAAGTATCCTATCTTTAAGTCCTGCAACTTCAACGCTTATAGTTTGTACTCTATAAGTACTAAGAGCAACTTCTGCTTTCATACCTATAAGAACATTTAGATTTATAATTAATAAGGCTACTGCAACACCTGATAAAAATACTAAAATATTTGTTTTAAGATCAAGACCTGAATGTGCTGTACATACAAGATGTGGAGAATCAGGTTGTTTCTTATCCATGATTAAAACTCCTTTTTAGTGGTAGCTCTATTAAAATACAGATTAACTATAGCAAGAATAGTACCTATTATTTCTGCTACATATTCTGTAACTCCAGCTGGAATAATAATAGTAGGATATTTCCATCTAACAATTAACACAATAGCAGCTAAAACAATCCCAACTAAATTAATTGTTTCAACTCTATTCTTCCACTTAGCAGGATCTTTTAATTCCTCACCAGCTTTCACAGCTTTAATCATTTCAGTAATCATAATTTACTCCTTAGCCATTTGAAGAATTTTTTAATTTCAGAAAATTTAACTGTAAGAATGATTCCTCTTAAATTCTCTATAGGACGTATATTCATTACTGTACCATTCTTACAGAAGTTCCAGAAGCTCTTACACCTATTTGCATACCAGTTGAATTAGTTTTACTGTATTTGGTAGTAATAAATTGGGCTAATACAGGCCCATTAATAGTTACAGCATTAGGTCCTTCATTAGTACCTAAATACCATCCATGATCTACAATCTCACCAACAGTGATTGTACCAACATGCGTTCCAGGCTCAGTTAGATTAATACCTGAAATTGAACTGGTTACAATCAGCTGTCCTACGTTATCAGGCAAAATATTAATGGCCCACACCATAGTAGCATTATCTAGTATTCCCATAGGCCAATGAATCTCCTGACCATTAGCAAGATAAGTGCCATGTTCAGCAGCAGTGACAGTAGAATACGTTAACCACCCTGCCGGAGTGCCTGTGTAAGGAGCAGCTAGATTTGTCTGAGTTACGATGTTCGGTCCAAACGAAGGCTCAGGAATTGTTCTTGAGTATCCCCTCCAGTAGTATATAGTTTTATCTGTAGTTCCTGCTGCATTGGCTGCATTGACTTCTTCCAAAGTATTACATAAATGCCAGTTTTCTTGTGAACATTCTTCATCACAAACTACCGTTCCGCAGGAGACTAGATTATCAGGACACCAGTAATGACCAGTGGGCCACGCGGCAAGGCAAGTTGCTTCCGTAAGGCACAAGTCGTCCAGGGTATCGCAAGTATCAGTTGCTGCCGCCGTAGTGTAACTGAACGTTCTTTGAGTGACCAGGTTATTGCCTGCGACATCCTCCAAAGCAGTTGACACCGTGACAGTGTAAAGCGTACTGTACGCTTGTCCTGAAGTGTTCAAGACGATTTCATTGCCGGCACAAGTAGAGTCGTCCACCCCTGGATTAATCGTCACAGCACTTTTTGTTGTGCAATTTAAGTTCTCATTAGCAAAAACTCTGAATGGCGTATTGGGCACAACCCCTACAGCTCCGTCAAGCGGGTTAGTTGTTTCGATTGCTGGTGGTTCCTCGTCGGCAGCACTTGCCCCAAAAGTAATTTGTCGCCCTGGGGAGGCTTCGCCAAGAGAGTTAATTGCAATCAAATATGCCGATTGTCCACCACCAAACGACCCTCGATTGACCTGAACGGTTATACTATTCAATCCCCATATGATAGGGGATTGAATGGTACAATTAGTAGCTGCAAAGTAATCAGATGAATTACATATCTCAACCCTTGCCCTTGCGTTTGGACCCCACGCGGTATAGAAGTCATCTACCAAAGGGAAAGAAGGGGTAGGAGTATCGCGTACTCCGTATCCAGGAACAACTACACCTTTAACCCCTCCACCCTCTGCTGCAGTAGCCATATTTCGAACATTAAGTTTTGATGCATTCTTGGCCCCCGTAGAGTCGATCAACCTCATTACTACATCACCATCCGCCGTTGTCCCATTTGTTGACCCTTTTATCCAAGCGTCAATACGTTGCCAGCGCCCTTTTACCATCCAGCCGTTTATGTAAAAATTAGAGTTTGTTTCGGAAGGTAGTCTGAGCCAAGCGGCATGACTGTTACCCGTTACATACTGCGACCAATCACCAAAAACGGTAGGTAGACAGTAATCTGTGTTTGGAAAATTATCCCCACCATTAAGAAGCCCATGAACCCATACGGTTTTAAAATTTGAAGTTACACTACCATTTTTGTTTTGACCAGGCCAGTTATTATTGCTGGCCAAATAAGCTTGTCTGGACACAAATAGATGTCTCGACATTGGAAATTCAACCTTTCGGTTATAACCATACGCTGTACTTGTGGTAAAATCTCCTTGGAATGATTTTGACCCACTAAATGCTACCGACGAATACCTAGTAGAATCTGCTAAAGTAGGATTAAGGTTAACCCACTGCCCCACTTTAGCTGAATTATCTCCGTATAAAATAGGTTGACCCACTGTTCCCAGCTCAAAATCATCAAAAAAGAACCCGCCACCAGATAACGGGCTATTGCCTGGATTGGACACTGAGAATGTAATATTCTGCCCATCCACAATAGAACCTGTAGGAGCCCCTGGTTGTCCGGGAGCGGCAGCAAATGATGTTGTTGCACACAGCAGCAGAAATAAACAATACAATATTCTCATACTTAATTGCCTCCGGTTAAATAGCTGAATCTCGAAGGTAGGCCAGATGGTGAGAGTGAAAATAAACCGATATAATCACCACTATCAACAGGATTAAGGGGATTGTCAGTAAAAGTGTAAGTAGGCTCACCCGCAGTAGAGGGCCCCGACCCTGTCCAATACACCCAAATTTTCATAACTGAGGCATCACCTGTTCCAGAAACTTGAGCCATTATCGAAACGTCATCAGTATCATCAGCTGGAATACTGAGCGCGTCTGACTGGACTGTTTCCACATATGCTGTGCCGTTATAAACATCCCATGAAACTATCGCAGCAGGAGCCGCACCAGAGTATTTCAGCTTAACAACGTATCGCAAGCCAGTTGCCCCGCTTGCCCGCAAAACTAACCCTATCGCGTCAGAGTCATCAAAATAAACGATTTCCTGCGTAGCCCCCCATTGGCATGAGGCAGGGATTGTTGTGTTTGACCGGAGCAGACGGCTTGTCCCTGACACAGTACTCTGGTAAGCAGAACCAGACCCTATTAACCAAGTGCCACTATCCTGAGTGAACCCTGATAGATCGACGTTGAAACTATCGGAAAAAGTTAAAGTACTGTCTCCGCACACCACAGGCTCAGAAGGAATATTAGAAATAAATAAACTTGGTGCATTACTTCCCCACCCAAAACATTGTACATGAATAAGACAAAGAAAAAATGTGATAAGATATCTCATTATTCTAGCCTCGCTCTTGCCTGATATGCAGCTATAACACTAGCAGGAAAAAAGTTTTGTGCCTCAGATAACGTAAATGTACCCTTAAGTAACAGACCTTTTATTAGCCAATAAAGATTTTCATCCATTGCCTGAGCTGTTCTTTCATCAAGTTCAGTAGTAGTTAAGTTACGAACAGTCCACGTTTTTGTTATCTGATTATTAAAAAGTATCCATACCTCAGCATTAGTAACTTGATTAACTCCCACTGTTGGAGAATTTATTGTCAACTCATACCAACCTTGACTATGTGCAATAGATTGAGTTTTAACTGGAAAGTTATCTATCAAAATAAATCCCTTAGAATCACTTTGACAAGACGCTCCTTTAGATAATGCTGCATCCCAATAGCACCAAGTTCCAGCAAAAGAAGAAGTAGTAAAAAAGACTATTATTATTGTTAGAATTAATTTTTTCATTACTCAGCCCATGCCCCATAAGTTGAAATATACCAATCATCTGAGTCAACCGTATAATAGCAGACTCTATCTCCTAAAGCCCCACCTGATTTTATAGACGTTGCAACAGTTCCTCTGGATCCCCTGTATGATATATAATCTCCAGAAGCCGGAAGCAACTGAATAATTGCAGTTACACCTTGGCCAGTTTCTATACATCCAGATAATCCTGCAGATGCAGAAGGAAGAGTATAGATACCAGCACCTGTGGCAACAACTGTGCCCCCGTGATACTCATCATAAGTTAATGTGTGGGCGTCTGCGTCAGTTGATGTATAGATTTTTGCTGTAATAATTGTACCAGTTGCATCAACAGTTGTAGCAGCCGGAACACGCATCTCTTTATTAATAAAATGTAAAGGATTATCTTGAGTAGGTTCTTCTATAGTTGGTATAACTTGAAATTCATCAACTGTAGCACCCTCCCACATGATTGGCCCCATAGTAAGAGAGTTAGCCCCCGACAGATCTACATCACCTGTAGGAGTATAATCAGAAGAATTTAAAATATCACTAAAATTACTTAATGTTACAGAAGATTCTAAAAATGGAAAGGTGGAAAATGAAGCACGCTTCAAGACGTTGCCGGCTTCAGAATCCATCATCAAGATAAAATCTCCTGATACAGGAGTTTCCTTTATAGGGTAACTACTTGCCCCAGCACCTAAACAACTACTGTAAATAAGAATAAGTAGGGGTGTTAAGTATTTATACATATTCTGCACCTTAATTAGTTAAACGTTTTTACAAAATTTATAGATAAAGTATCCCATACTAAACCATTTACAAAGTAGTCGTCATAGAGAATTAAATAGAAATAATATACGTCAGGAGTTACATCTACTGAACTTAAGTTAAGAATTAACTCACCATTTCCTCTTGACCAATCAAACATAGAAGGATTAAGAAGTGATGTTATTTCTAGATTATTCACATTACTGATGAGAGATATATTTTTCACACTATACAAATTCACAGGAAGATCGTTACTCAATAACTGTAACAATACTGAGTTATCCCTGTTAAGAAATACAACTTCTTCCACATCTTTAACTTGGTTGGTGGTTATACTTTTAATAGAGTAGATTCCGTTAAGTGGAAGAGTAGTATTATCTGCTGAAGCCCTTACCTGAGTTACTGTACCAGGAGATGTAAAAAGATCAGAAACATTTTCATATGAAGTTAAAATTCCTGCATTTACATCAGTAGAGGTATTACCTGAAATGGATAAGGTATCTCGTAATTCAAGAGCTGATAAGATTCCAGATTTTCTTCTAACTGTACCAAGTGAAGAGTAGGTATCTCTAAGAGGTTCAACACTTGCCAAAGTCCCTGAGTTAATTGTATTAGTGCCAGAACTTAGAAAAGTGTCAGAAGAGGTTTCAGTAACTTCTAATGTACCTACCCAAGTAATCTCTACAGTTCCCTCAGATTCCCATAAATCAGCAGATTCAGTAACTTCTAAAATTGCTGAAGATGCATAAGCAGTTCCGGTGAATGCAAGAACATCTAAATCAGTTTCAGTAACTTCTAATGTACCAGAAGCATTTGCAGTATCTTCATTACTTAAGAAAACATCAAGAGAATCTGTAGCAGCAAGACTACCAGTGTTAACAGTAACACTTCCTAATATCTCACAAATGTCAGAAGATTCTAATGCTGCAAATGTTGAATGTGAAGTATAGTTAAGTCCAGTAATGTAACAGAAATCTTTTGCACCTTCAACTGATGCAAGAAAATTAGAACTTAAATTTACTCCACCTATACAGATAAAAGTATCCTTAACAGAACTCTCAACAGCAGATAGAGAGCCTGAGTTTGTACCTCCAAATGAGTTAAAAGTGTCAGGAGTTGTTAACTCCTGAGCACCCATAGGACCTATAGAAGTAACCCATCCGTCATAGATGTACTCACCATTTTCATCAAGGATGAATTCTCCTGTAGAATCACGCAGAATTCCGTCTGTGTAGAAAGCATAGAAAGAATCCCGTGAGGATTCTACAATGGAGAAATTTCCTGAAGCCATAACAAATCTCAGTCCCAGTTATTATGCGTGAGTAATGGTAGCGGCAGTTAAGGTAATAAGTTCACCTGTTGTAATTGTAACAGAGTCTAAGTTAATATCTGAAGCTGAAGTTCCAACAGTAAGACCTGTGACTATATCAGTACCTCCAGTAGCTGTCCTAATACGTGCGGCTGCAGCAGTTCCTGTACCATCAGCAATGTCACTTTTAGGAAAACCACTTAAAGTAAGAACTCCTCCAGAGGCTGTTCCTGCAGAAGCATTTAATGTGATGGTGGCTAAGATTGCAGCCATACCTGAGGTTCCAATCTCAATGACACCAGTTGAACCAATTGCTGTGACTACTGCATCAAGACGTGCATTTTTAACTGTGGTTGTATAAGTTACGGCCATTTGAAATTCTCCTTAAGAAATTTTGATTTGCTATGTTCATTAATTTAATACAGGAATTACTCTTCAACTACATGCCCATTACACTGGGCTAACTCTATTGCTTTGTCCTTGATTCGTTGAAGGTCATCAGATGTAAAGTGAGCATGAAGGTTGCGGGTGTTGATGGTCTGTGCAGCCTTTCCCATGTGACGATCCAAAACTCCGTTACACTCTTTGAGAATGGAGTTAGCTGAAGCAGTTTGTCCGTGGACAGTTCCGTCTTCAAGAACCTCACGAATACGTTTCAGAGCAATTGGAGCTAAGTCCATAATGTCCTTAGCCAAATCAATACAGCCGACGTCACGAGCAGCACCCATGAGAGAAAGACGTTCCTTAACGACTGGTGAGTTGCGGACATTACTGACTTGCATCACCGATAGGGACATTGAGTCAGCAATATCTTTATTGGTCTCACCAAGCAGGATTCGCCTTGCGATCTCATGATGACTCTCCCACATCTCCGAGACTTGCCAACCCTTCTTTTTCCCAGAAGAATTAAACCCTTTGGATTTGCGTCCATCAGTCCTATCTGGTTGAGAATACCTGTCACCATAGTCATAAGTAACATGTTCCCCAGCTGAGTTAATTGTATTAGTTTCCACCCTGAACTCCTTCTTATTATCATTATGCAACATGTGTAGAGAGTGTTCAGATTCGCCTCACGCCCTACGGTCGTGCAAGATTCTCCTATCATTCCACACATATTAACATATGATGAGGGGTGTGTCAATGTGAAGTTTGGTGTAAGTAATCGACCTTAAGTCAGACTTCTATACATATGACTCATACATATAATTCTCATAAGAATGGTAGGACTTGTGGAGATTTGCCCCACGTACTGCGTCCGTGCAACTAAGAAGTGTCAGAGCCTCAGCTCCCTAACAGAGCCAATAGTCATATGATTTGTTGCTATATTAAATTAATGAATACAGCAAATAATTATACAGTGAATGTGAATTCACCAATTGGTACATATAACAAAACATACCCACAGCATATCTGATCCGGTAGAGGTATGGGCCACTGGTCAATCCCCCATTACCCCACCCTGTTCCAGGGCAACGGATGATTTATATTGCAATGTCCATTCATGTGTGTTACAATTCATTTAATAATTGAGGACATACCCAACAACGGGTGAACATTTAACATGGGGGAATAACATGAAAGAATTAAACGAAGAGCATCCGTGTACCACAGTCGGAGAATTGAAAAAGTTGATTCAGGACCTGCCTGATGATTGGATATTAGTTGTTCCTAATATGGAAGCCGATGCAAGGAGTATTACACATATTAATTCATATTGGCATGGTGCATTAACATTTGAATGGGATAGGGATTAATTAGCGTGTAAGGATTTGATGCACCCCGATATGAGGTGCATCATAACGAACATTAAATTCAGGAGATACTGCCATGAACAACAATACAATCACAGTTGAATTTAAAACATCAATGAATGAAGATGCGAAGAAAGCCGGCGACATCAAAACAGTGAAGTTTATCGTCATGTTTGAAGGTGTATCAGATGACATTATCAGGAAAGCTGCCATTAAGAATCAAATCATTGGATGGCAATCACAAATACGTACACATTGGGATGAATTTAGCAAAGGTGAGTTACCTGAAGTGGTTACATTTGGGCAACCCCTATTTGCCTCTACATCCAGGCGAACAGTTACACGGCCACCGACAGATGCTGAGATTCAGACTCAAGCCGTGAATATGTTTAAGGGGAAGTCACCGGAACAGATTATGTATTTTGTGCAGAATGGGAAGTTTGAGGAATAACATCTGAATAAGCCCTGGACAGGATGAAATACTCCTGTCCTTCATTAGGAGAGAGTTATGTCTAACACAATGATTGTTGAGTTTGCTCACCGACGTATTCATGAATTGCATGAGGAAATAAGAGATATGGAGAACATCATTAAGGAATACACTCCTCATGAAGATGATGTTATAAGTATCAGAGAAAGGCACGTAGTGCCTGTGAATGGAATTGGATGGAAAAATGGTGTGTGTATCATTTTGTTGCCGTGGGACAATATGTCATGCTCTCTCCCGTAATTGTAAATGGATAAATTCATTAAATATAATAATACAATAATTATATAAATAATATATATTAAAAATATAAAAAAAATTGATATATGAGATCCTACAGTATTATTTCATTAATTGTATTTATGTATTCATTATTATGGGAGAGCGTAAACAATGAATGATCCAATGCCCACAAATCAATACACACAACACACAACACACTACGTGTTTGTATTCGTTTCCATTCACAGTCAGCTACACTGACATCTATGTTGAATTATTTAATTGTGAATTTTTGGATGTGATTGGCATGAAAATTGATTTGCAAATTGGCATGAATATTAAATTTGACAAAATCCCTCCCCCATGATAATATAACACAATAACAATTCAATTCCATTTATCCAAACACACACTACGTGTGACACCTTAAGGAGAAACATCATGGCTGGGGAGTTATTAGGGGTTAAGACAGGAAGAAGGATGTTAGAACAGGCAGATAATTTTCTTCTACGATATTTAGAAAAATATGGAGAAGTGGAAAATATTCCTGAACATCTTCTTAAAGCAGTTGAAGATTTACGTATTAAAGGTAATATTCAAATTGAGAAGTTTACAAAAGAGCAAACTGTACAGCAGGAGAAGGAGAAAAAGATAATTATTCAATCTAATTCAACTCCTTCAACAACTTCTTCAACTCCTAAAAAAGAATTAAATAACTGTGTGAAATTTCATCTTAAACCTTTCTTCAAGAGTAAGAAAAGATTGGCCAGGATTGCTGAAGATTCTTCAGGTGTTTGGTGGACTAATGAAGCACGAGATTTGAGAGATGTAGGAGGTTGGAAGATAATAGGTAGTTATGATGAACTTCTTCAATATAAGAAAGATGCTGAAGATATTACTGATATCAAACTTAAATTTGTAGGTGTTAATAGATTTGGTTTGGAAACTAATGAGGAAATAGTATAATGACAGAACGTGTTAGAAGTAAAGCAAGTAAGAACAAAGCAAAGTTAAGAAGATTAGTTAAACGAGAACAAAAGTTTAAGGAAAAGATGCAAGATGAACCAGAACAAAATCATAATGTAACATGGTTTGTTATAGATAATCAAACTAAGGAAATTATAGGAATTGTAGCCTTTTTGATTTATGATGGAAGTTTTTGGTTTAACAAGAAATTAACAAATGCATTAACAGGAGATAGGAAATTTCACTATAATAATAATAATAATGGGTGGAAAAAAGTTGCTGGAGGTATGCCTATATTAATGCAGCAGGCTGTACAGTTTAATTTTGATCTTCAAATTATTAAAGGAGAATTCAAATGAATAACCCCAACTACACCAATGCCCTAAACAAACTAGTCACCAAAGGTGACACTGGTGGACCACAAGTCAACACCATCAAAGAAATTCTTAAGTTGTGGGCAGCCCTAACTGTAATTGCCGTGGTTATCCTCACCTGTATTTACTCCCTCCTGATTGAAATAAGTGAACCAGGCACCACTGGACGCACCCTGAAGGTAGTATTGGTAACTGGGTGGGAATGGTTGCTGCATTAATTAATTTAATGTAGCAAATTCTCGTCAGCAAAGCTGACTCACGATGCAGTTTGAGTAGACTGATTCACCCTTATCAACAAGTAACTTAATGAGGTGTAGTATGACTTATGTATCTCCGAATTTTAAGACAAAAAAAGCTCTGAAGGAAGCTCTCACGAATGGACAAGAGGTCAGTGTATTCAATCCAGGTCTTGGCACCATTCCTATCAACGGAACTGTATATCTTGAAGGACCCCATTATCCTCAACCACACAAGTGGTATGCACAAGGCATTATGAAGGATGGAAAATTGGTGAAGGTGAAGTAGATGAACCTTACAGCATAAGCTGCCCACATTCAACTAAAGGTAATCAGGATGTGTTTGAACCCAAAGAAACTAAAAATAAGCCCTAAGCGACTCACCAGTATACTGAAGTCTCAGGAAGAATTCTCACATCGTCTCCGCCAATCCAATTGGTCTTCACCCACTGCTGATGTGATGTTCAGATTGGCAGCACTGGCTGCATTCACCGTGGAGAGGTCTGATCGTCAGATATTCAACTTGGCTAAACTTAACGAGGGGAGATAACAATGTCTTTTATATTTACCAGCAAACATACGATTAAGCAACCTTATGAACCGAAAGAATCAAATAATAAGTTTGTAAGACAATTAGCCAAAACAATTCTCAGAGCTATGACTATTAAAGAGGAAAGTTTTAATCATGAAGCAGCTAAATTAGAAACTGAATCAATTAATAGACGGGGCGAATTTTATGTCGATTATCAAGAATTCTATGAACTCAATGACTTACAATCAATCCAGTTAGCCTGCAAAGAAACTGAATTGCCTGAAGAATTTGCTTATCCAATTTATCTTTCCTTCCGCTGGGGGAATGACGTAGCTGAGTGGGCTAAAGATATGTTAGGAAAAGAAGAATAATTTCTCCCTGCTCCTCAGCAACTCAACTCACCCTACGGGTGTTCGGGTGCTTGGTTGGGTTGTTGTAGAGTGTGGAGAAAGGCAATCCCTAAGGGACAATTTAATACTGCCGGGAATCATTATTACATAACGCCCTTGGGGATTGCCAACTATACTTTACTTAAAAGGAGGAGAACATTATGAAAAGTTGTTTATATTGTACTCATCATAAAATGCTTGATACTGGTAGGATAGGTGATATTCAATGTTGTAATCCTGAAGGAAAACCAAAAATCAGAATTACAATAACCAGAGAAAAAATTGACTTAAACCGTTTTAATATTAAAGATTTAGAAAAAGAAGTCTGTAATGTTTATCAACCTCTCAACAATAAGGAATAGGTATAATTATGTCAAAACTGGAACAAATGAAAACGCGTGAAGCAACTCACGCACTCTCTACGAGAGTCGATGCTCGTTATCTTGCTACATTAATGTTGTTCTGGCGTGACCAGCAATGTCTCCCCACCTCCATATCTGAACTTACCCGCCTCAGTTTGGAGTCCTTTGCTGAATTCCTCGTCTCTAACGAAATGGTAGAATTCGTCGAAACTCACGAAGCTGCCCTTGAAATAATGGAAGGTCTAGGAATGAATCCTAAACGTGTCAATCCTAAGTATTTAGCCCAAGCCATTCTTAAATCCTCCACTAATGTCAATCTGTCCTTCCTGAATAGTCCTGCTGTAGATCATAAACATAAACTTACAGTGCAGGAGACTGCGGGTGTCTCTTCCATCGACGTCAGTAGGGTAATCTCGGCCATGCAGGAATCTGAAACCATATCTGCCTCAGATAGGGTACGAATGGCGCAGGAGCGTGCTGAAGAATTCACTCGAAGTCTTGGGGAAATTCCTACAGAAATCAAACCTGTTGATGAGGAGGAATAACCTTATGAACATCTTTGAAAGTATTAAAAACTTCCTATCTTCTATACTCTGTCCTCCTGAGATTAAAATTGGCTCTAAGTATATTTTAGATCCACATTTTGATCCATTTTATCCTTATCCTTTAATAGTAACAGTTTTAGACATCAAAGAAGGATGGATTTCATACAATTTTGAAGGGTGTTATGGAAGACCTGAAAGTGCTCCTATTAAAGATTTCTTATCAATCTATAAGGAATTATAATTCATGGATATACTAAAAAAACTTCTAAGTAATAAAAATGCTGACAAACCTCATAATCCTGATAAATTGGTTAGGGAACCTACTAAGGCTCTCTGGACCTCTAAAGACTTCTCTGATATTGGAGATAAGGTAAAGAAAATACTAAAAGGAGATAAGTAAAATGACTGAACAAGAAATTAGAAATGAAATTCTCAAAGACCTCTTAGAACTAGAACACCTATGTTCTACTTACATTTTACCTATAGCATTTATATGCTTAATTCTTCTACTCATTATTTAAAGGTGCTGAAATGAAACTGTGCAAAAATTGTCTATATTTATCCAAGTTGAAAAACTGTAACTACTTCACCCTGTACAAAGTTTTAGAACCTGTCAACGGTATACAAATCTCTGTCCCTCTCCATCCTTCAAACTCTAGGGGAAACGAAAGTTACTGCGGCGCTCGTGGACGTTGGTTTGCTTCGTTGAATAAATGAACATAGCAACCCATTATTACTTAAATCTTAAAGGAGAAACAAATGAATGATTTTAGAACTATGACGGAAGAACAATTACTAGCTTTGGACTATGATGAGAAACAGTTAATAGTTGACTTAGAATGTGCTCAGCAAGGACTACCTCTATTGCCTGAAAATCCAGGACCGAAACCGGAGGTTACCGCAGTAAAAGAGGACTCCTATGTGTATGAAGTTGCAGGAGTTGCAGTACTGACTGTAGAAGAGGCCCACGAAATCCTTGCTTTTTTGGCTAAGTTCCCATTAGTGCAAAGACAATATTCTGGACCGAGCTATTATATAAACCCTTTGGAAAGCGATAGTTATAGTTATCCAAAGGTCACCAAAATCCCAACCTTCACCAAAGCCTTTCTCGAGCAGTCAAAGGACTTGATGAAACGCAATACTCAGATATTAGCGGAGTGGGAGAAGAGGGAAAAGGAATACAAAAATGCCTTAGCTGACCGCAAGAGTATTATCTCCGAGCTGGAAGATCTTATTGAATCCGCCAGAGATAGCTACTACAAGCGGGAACAACTCCGCGACAAATTCCAGCGCTACCTCTCCTTGGCCAAGGGGGATCGGGAAGTTGCACTAAATTTCTTAAAAGCTGTTGAGTCTCTTTATGATTTTCCTGAACTGGAAGAAGAATTTCTTAATAACCAGGAGGTTTCAAATGAGTCCGCAAAATAATTTCTGGACCCTTGACCCTATAACTCACATAGTCATAACCCTACAACCTCAACTCCTATTAAATGCTCGTATTGCTGAACTAACTCGAGAGATATCTGAAAAAGAAATAGAGTTGATTAGGGCCAAGAATCTCCTACATTCCCTTAAATCACATTCTAGGGAGTCCCAAAAGTGCCAATTCATTGCTGAAGGCAGGGTGAAACACATCAGGAGAGGTCATGAAGTAGTAGAAAACTCTCATCCAATCACAACTAAACCAACATGCAACAAGATTGTGAAGTACTTGGAAAACATGAGTGAAGTAGAACGTCTGAATTTCTTCAAAGACTCTGGCCTCCTATGAGACCTTTCAATCCTTTCTGCCCGCACTGTGGCACGTTCCGAAATCTACAAAACACTTCAGTGGTGAAGAAGTATGCTAAGTCTGGAGAAGTCTATGATTGCTTATATTATATTTGTAAAAGTTGTCAAACTAAGCGAACTATTGAACAACGTAATAAGAAGAAATCAGTTGCTGAACTCACCGATATGTACAATTGGCACTTAAAAATGTCTGAATTGTATCGTAAGGAAATTCTGCATAGGAGAGAATAAAATGCCAACATTTGAAGATATTGAAATTACTACTTCAGTATCTATAGATTTTGAAGTATTTTGTGGTACTTGTGGTGGAGGTTTATGTAATCAATCTGATACAAGACATTCTAGAAGTAGAAGTTATGCTCAAGTAGTTGTAACAGTCTGTGAAGATTGTGTAGAAGCTGCAAGACAGGAAATTCGAGATGATCTTGAAAATCAAATACAAGAACTACAAGATAAAATACTAGAACTATCTGAATTAAAGGGTGAAAAATAAATTTCACCTCCTTATTGACAACCCAATTTACATGTGGTATATTGTCAAAATCAACAATGGGGAACAGTTCCCCGGCTCCCATAATGGGAATATTAAGAACAACCTTAATTTGAGGAATAATATCATGGCAAAAGAACTCGTAGTCGCTCGCTTCCAATTGAAAGATGAAAACAACAATGCTATCCTGGACGAAGAAGGAAAAGCAACTTGGCAAGAAGCCTCTGTGGAATATGACTTTGGGGACAATCTGGATATGGCCGTAGAAGCCTGTGGTGCTGATACCGTTTTCTCTAATTTCAAAGCTAATGCTCGTGTAGCTCTGCAATCCATCGTCCGTACCCACCTCAAGGCTGGTGCCGCCCCTGAGAAAATCCAGGAAGTTGTCAACGGATGGAAACCTGGTGTGGTTGCTGAGAAAGTCACTGTTGATCCGAAGGCTGCCTTCATGGCTGCATTTGCTTCTTATCCGCTTGAGAAAAAATTAGAACTGCTCAAACAGTTTGGTGTTCCTGAGGAAGCTCTGGCCTCAATGATGTAAGATAAGGGTAAGTTCCCTGGCGGACTTGTTGTCCGCTGGGGATTTTTATTTAACTAAGTGAAGCACCAAATAATTCAAATAAGCTAAGGAGTCCACCATGACTACAACACAAATCTACTGGAACACAAAACTCAATTGTTGCATGACACGTCTTTGGTATGAAGAAAAAACTGAGAATGAGAAGGGTGAACTGGTTGGGAAGATAGTTCAGAAAATGAAAGAAATTCCTACACCTGAAGAAGCTGCAGATAAATTCATGTCTTCCAGATACTGCACAGTTCCAATAACTCCTGAGGTGAAGAAATGAGTCTCCTCAAACGTAAAGACATAATGCTGGCCACTCCATTCTCTGAGTCCCGCCTCCTAAACCAAGGCCACTACAGAACTTCGTGGACACCCCCTTACATCATTCAACCTAAACTCAATGGTGAACGTTGTAGAGCATTAGTTGGCCCTTCATCTAATTCATCAGTATGCCTACTCCTCAGCAGTACTGACAGCATCATCTCAACTGTTCCTCACATCAATCAGGCAATGTTAAGTTTACCTCCTGGTGAGTATGACGGTGAACTGTATGTCCACGGTTGGACTTTCTCTGAAATACACTCAGTTGTCTCAACAACTGTTGGAATTCATCCTAAGGCCGGAATGATGGAATATCATATCTTTGACATAATCACTGATGAACCTCAACTCTACAGGTGTCAAAATCTTAGTGCAAATTTTGCCCTAAACTGTAGTAAAATTCCCAGTTGCATCAAAAAGGTTCCATTCTACCCTGTTATGACACATGCAGATATTATGTCTCACTATGACAGTTTCATCGACGACGGCTACGAGGGCTTTATCCTCAGAGAAATCTCCTCACCTTACATCCGTAAGCGTAGTCAACAGATGATGAAATTTAAGCCAAAGGCCACAGACATTTACCCAATTCTTACACCCCTTGAGGCAATTTCTGAGTCTGGAACACCCCTCAAAATGATCGGAGCTTTCATGTGTATAGATGAAATGGGAACCAGTTTTAAGGTAGGTGCTGGTAAGTTGTCTCACGCACAACGTGCGGAGTATTGGCAAATGTGGCTTGACACACCCTTCTCCAAATGGAAACTCCGCGTCGAGTATCAAGTCCTTAGTGACAAAAACAACGTACCCTTATTCAGTAGGGCTGTAGAAGTAATAATATGATTGCTACATTAAATAATTAAACACAGCAATCTCAAATAATCTAAATAAGGCCAAAGAGGTAATATCATGAGAAATTTTCCTAGAATAACAATTTCTATTCAACTTGATGAATATGATTTAAGTAAAGATAAAACAATAGTAATTCCTATATCTGCATATCTAATTAGAGAATCAATGCAACCTATTGATTTTCCTGATTCAGTCCCAGATGGATTTACACGTATGTTATGTACTAATCCTAACACAATTTCCAAAACTCTAAAAAATAGAAAAGAATTTGCTAATATGATTGCTAAAGAAGTTACTGAATTAATATTAGCTGAATTCTCTTCTAATGATACTAAGATAGGGTATAAGTTATGAAACCTCAACCTAAAGTATATCTCCCAAATCCAGGCTGCCACGATTTCACAGCAGCCCATAAATACGGAGAACTCATTCATCTCACCACCGGACGTCTTAAACTCACCGGTACTGGCAATATCTACCGCCAAATGTACAATATCCTTAAGGACTCCAGTCCTGACGACCACCTCCTAATCTGTGGCCCAACCATAGCTAACGTAATAGCGACCTCGATCCTTATCTCACTACATGGACGGGTAAATACTCTCATCTTCTGTAGTGATGCTAAGACTGGTCAAGGACGCTACTTCTTAAGAACCATAAACGTAAACTCTAATGAGGAGAATCCCAATGCCTGAACTCAAATCTGTATACTTCGCACCTGACGGCAAATACTTCGGCACCGAGGGGGAGTGTGTCCGTTATGAAGAAATCCAGGAACTCTCTAAACTCATAATTCAAACTTCAAACAAACTCAATCAAAATGAGTCTTACATTCTTGCTGAGAAACTCCACTCTCAGTACAACCTGTTAGCTAAAGAAGTTTATGGCCAAATAGATGAATTCACTCTAAGTCTTTATAAGAAAGATCCAACTGTAACGGAAGAGGTAAAAAAATGATAGTCCCAAACCTTCCTGTTCCCTCACATCCTTCCCATGAAATCATGGACTCAACAAAGTTGAAGGAGTATATGGAATGTCCACGTAAGTTCTTCTACAAATACATTCTTGGCTGGAACTCCTCACGACCCTCCAACCACTTGGTCTTCGGAAGTGCTGTCCATCTGGCCATGGAACATCTGATCCTCAACGGCTATCACGCCAATGCTGTAGTAGATGCTATGGAACTCTTTAACTCACACTACCGTGAGCAGTTCCCTCAGGAAACAGATTTCCTGTATGAACCCAAAACTCCTATGCGTTTCTTTGGCCTCCTCTTAGAGTATATTAAGGAATATGCCTCTGACCATCATGACTTCGAGGTCTACAAAACGGAAATCGGCGGAACCATTCCCCTCAGCTCTAACCCTAACCACGTGTTGGCTTGGAAGATGGACACAATCCTCTTCAACCGTCACACTCAGATGTACTTCTCATTGGAGCACAAGACAAAGCAAGGTAACTCCATTAATAAGTCTTATGAGATAGATTTCAAAATGGGTCCTCAGGTCGGCACCTACACACATGTCCTCAATAGTCTGTTCAATCCTATGGACGTTGAAGGAATTATAATTAATTGTATGTGCATGAAGAAAACCAAGCAACCTGAATACATTCTCAAACGCATTCCTATCCACATGAATAACACCAACATGCTGGTATGGCTCGAGATGTGTAAATCTTGGCTGGACACAATTCACCTAGATTACTTAGCTCTAAGTGAAGCCAGTGACCATGATGACGTCTTGAAACCCTTCAAAATGAACCCTGGCTCATGTAGTAACTGGGGAGCAACCTGCCAATACTGTGACCTTTGCCAGAGTTGGCCCAATCCTCTCCAACATCTGAATCAAATGCCTCTAGACATGGAGCGGAGGTTCTGGAATCCTTTGGAGGAAGATTTGAGGGAGAAGATGATATTATGATAACTGAAGAATCCCAACATGACAGGGACCTCCGGGCTGAACGCACCTTACTCTCAATCACCCTCAACATGAATGAAAAAGAACTGTTGAATTTTCTTAATGAGTATGGTATTGAGATCTTTGAATACAACCTCATACTATCTAAACACAGTAGGATAATTGAAAGGTTGAAAGAAGAAACTAAAAAATAGGAGTAACCCATGTACAAGTCTGAAATAACTAATAAAGTAGCAGAAAAAAAGTTCCTTACTAAACGTACCAAAACGGCTGTTGATCTACACAAAATGGAAACAACTATAGCTACCATTCTTGACTCAGATTTAATCTCAGCAGGGGATAAGTTCAAGTTAAAAGTGGCAAGACAAAACATTGACGAAATTATCCTTAACTGGGATGATGACTACACTAATAAATTAATTCAGAAATTAACCAATGAGGTTAAATAATGACAACTGAAATAAATATAACATCTGCAACGGCTGCTGAGGACATTTACAGGGGAATGAAGTCCCCTCTCATCCTCATTATTGGCAAGTCTGGCCGAGGCAAGTCCACCGCCATGAGGGGTCTCGATCCTACCAAAACTTGCGTGATCAACATCCTGGGAAAACCCTTTCCTTTCCCTCGTGGAGTGCAATATAGGGAAAAGGAAAACATGCTAATAAGCTCTGATCCTGGCCAAATCCTCAAATACATGAAGTACGTCTCTGAGGACCCCAAGATGTCTCACGTCACCAATCTTATCATCGACGACGGACATTATGAGATGGTCACAGAGTTTATGAATAAGTCATTGGAAAAAGGCTATGATAAATTTACTTCCATGGCCAAGAATATCTTCAACATTCTCATCATGGGAACTAAACTTCGCTCCAACCTTAAGGTTTTCTTTCTCTGTCACGAAGAAGATACCGGCTACGAACGTAAGATTAAGACCCTAGGCAAACTGTTGGACGAGAAGGTCACCTTGGAAGGTCTCAGCACCATAGTGCTCTTTGCCGAGTTGGAAGTAGAGAATGACAAACGAATATACTACTTCGCTACTCAATCCAACGGACAGACCACCGCTAAATCGCCATACGATATGTTTCCCATCAGGATCCCCAATGACCTTAAACTTGTGAGTGATCGGATAGATGAGTATTATCAGGAAATTCCACTGTCCAATTCTAAGTTGGACTTCACCCTGAAGTAAGATTAACCTTAATTTTTGGAGAATTAAAATGTCTAAAAAATCTGTATTAACTTGTTCGTCTGAGAAAGTAGCTCCTGTAGGAAGTAAAGTTTTAAATTACGTTGTAGAATTAAGAAATTTGTCAGAACAACTTATATGCACAGTTAATGATAAATTAAGTTGTATTAGCAATGCTGTTCCACCAAGCACCTCATCATTGTGTAGTATTGAAGTGCCTGATAATAATTACCCTCCTTATTTTTCAGAGTTGAATTATCAATTGCAACAAATTAATGAAAATTTAACTCAAATTTTTGATGCTATAAAAAGAGTAGAACTTTAACCTCAACCCAGGAGTAATTAATGTCTGAACTAATCTCAAAAAAGTATGTAAAATCTGATCAGGTAGTAATTAAAGTTAATGATAAATTAAGTTGTATTAGTGATTCAGTTCCTCCAGCTCCTGCTGAAAATGCTAAAGCTTATAGTAATAATTACCCTCCTTATTTTTCAGAGTTGAATTTTCAACTTGCAATAATTAACTCTAATTTAAATAAAATTCTTAATAATATATATCGAGTAGAACTTTAACCTTAACCAAGGAGTAATTAATGTCTGAATTAATTTCAAAGAAGTATGTAAAATCTACACCCTCAGGTGCAACGCCGGGTACTGCTCATGTTGAAGCAATCTTAGCTGCACCTACAACCATAACCTCAACTACAACTGAAGTTGTGAAGGAGAAACCCTCAACAGTAACAGATACCCTTGAACTAAGTATTCAAAGCATCACCGATGTTATCACCCTTCTAGACTCCTTACCTCGTGTGGGAGGGAAACTTCCTGATAAGGTCATCTTGGCCCTTGGCAAACTCCACGGCGCTCTGAATCTTCTCAGAAAATAAGAATTGCACAATCACTGTGCACAATAACAAACATTAACTTAAATTGGAGAAACACATGTCTGACTACGATCCTACTGCTGATTACGAAACTGGTGGAGAAATAATCATAGACGTTGATACTTCAGATGCCGTCGAGCCGTCTGTTGTTGAAGACGGAGAGTACAAGATTCGTATTACCGGTTTCAATAAGGACAATGGAAAGATTATTCGCATTGACAAAAACGGTGGAAAGTATTTCCTAACTGTCTTTGACATTCCTAACGAACCAGCCTCAAAATCTTTCTCAAAATTCTTCTCAATCCCTGACGAGACGATGATGGATAAGAAGAAACTCAACAGTTCTAAATGGGAGCTGGAGCTGTTCAAAAGGGCCTTTGGCTTGTCTGAACTCAACTTCTCCACAATGGTAGGAGCTGAGGGTTGGGCTATGTTAGGAACACAAGTAGACGAACAGTATGGGGACAAGAACTATGTGAAGAAGTTTATCACTGGCCCGGATGAAAATGCATTCTAAATTCTTTATTGCTGTGTTAAATAAATAAACGTAGCAATCAACATTAACTGTAATGATGAGAGTGGCGGAATTGGTAGACGCAACAACTCATGTGAAGTAAATGACGATGATAATCGGAATATGGTAACATATTCGAAACGTAAATGCGGATTATCGGGAACTCAACAAACGAGCAGAGATAGCCCAATGCACGTCAAATGAGAAAAGTCAGACGGCTCGATTAAGTTTAGTTCTGACCATAAACTGCTTCTTGCAGGTTCGAATCCTGCCTCTCATCATTAACAATCTTTGGAGTACTTAATTATGAATAATCAATTACAAGATTTTGCACGTGCAGAACTTAAAGCAGGTTTAGCACAATTACCTGAATCAAATCATATGATTTTTAAGCATATGTACTCTCACAAAAATTTAGATTTACCAATAGATGAAGTTGTAGATAAAATGCCCGAAGAACAACTTGACTGGGCTATGCAACAAGTTCAAAATTCTATTGCTAAATTAACTAAATAAGGATCTGAAACTATGTCACTTCCATCTTTAGATAATGACTTTCGCCCCAGGTTCTCCGGTGAAATCACCCCTGCACAGGCCCAAATCCTGTCACAAATCCTCCCTCATGGAATGAAGAAACATCTCGTCCAGGTCTTTGTTAACGGAGTCATTGATCTCCACGCTCGTGGTGGACAAACCGCTCTTGGTGCCATAGTTTCAGAATTTATCTCAATCAACCAACTCCTCCTCATTGGCCTCAGAGTAAGTCGTGAGAGGAAGATTAAGGAGTTAGAAAAGAAATTGGAGGAACTGAGAAATGTACAAAGTAACAATACATAACCTAAAAGGTGCAGTATTACCTTCTAAATCTTATGATTTTCGTAGTGATAGGAAATCACCATTAGGTAATCCTTTCTTTATGAAAGGTGAGTATGAACGTCATATAGTATGTGACAAATACGAAGAATACTTTAATAAGAAAGCTTTATATAATCAGAGTGTTAAAGTATATCTTAACAAAATCTTAACAGAATTAAAAACTAATGGAAAAGTAAGACTTTTCTGTTGGTGTGCACCTAAAAGATGTCACTGTGAAACAATTAAGAAATGGTTATTAGAAGAGGTGCAAGATGGCAACACTTGACATGTTGTCAACCTCAATAACAAAACGCCCCTACCAGGACTTGGTCACTCTATTCACCACAATCCGGGCACAACGCCGTAAGCGTCCTGAGCCTAAGGAACGTAAGGTCACTGCGAAGTCTACTCGTAATGTAAGTAAGAAGAATCCTAAACAACAAGATCTATTTGCCCTAGCCAGTTCTATGTCTCAGAAAGATAAGGACGTAATGGCTGCAACCCTACTCAGTATGATGAATGAAGGAGGTAAGTTATGATATTTAAACTAAGCCCCAAAGGTGTGAAGTTGGCTGAGGAGTTTGAACAGTTGTTTGGTGACAAATACTGCACATGTCCTGATGAATCAGATGATAAAATCTGTGATTTCTGTCTTCATCCTGGACATCCTATGAATATTCAGGAAGACGACTCTAACATTACCAACATCTTAATCTCAAAACAGGACGTGTTCGAATCTCCTAAATGCTCTCATGTGTGGGGTTATACTAATAACCCACTCAGATTAATAACATCTCAGGAACAATTTAAATCTGTACCTGATCTTGAAAATATAATCCCTTTTAATTACTGCCCTTACTGTGGTATAAAACTTCCTAAGGTATCTGTATGAAACTTAAACCTAAACTCAAAACTAAATTCTGCTGGCAATGTGGAAAGAAGTTGCACGGTAAACATGTTAAAAAACTTTTCTATATTCCTAATAAAGCAGAAGTAAATCTTCACGTATGTTGTGCTACAAGATTACTTAAAGATGAAAGTACAAATTTTACAGAGGTTAGTTTATGAAACTAGAAACTCCTGAAATTCCCCTATCCTCAATTGAACTTGGTTCACGTTATCGTGATGACTATGGGGATATTCCTCAATTAATTCACAGTATTAAAAAGAACGGTCTCATCACACCTATCGCCGTAGGTGTAGCTGACAAGATCAATATCCCCCGTACTACTGACCTTCCTTACATCCTCCTTGCTGGTGGGCGTAGGATAAAGGCCCTCACAGAGATGGGTTGGACTATGATCCCTGTCCGAATCTACGACCAACCTATTTCCATCCTTGACCTCCGCAGTATTGAATTGGCTGAGAATTTTGATCGTAAGGAAATGACCTACCCTGAACAACTTGCTCTGATGAAAGAGATAGATGATCTCCAAATGGCTATCCACGGCCCTAAGATTGCACGTAGTGCAAATGCCTCTGGTTGGAGCCAAGCTGACACTGCCAAACTTCTTAAAAAATCTCCTGCTTCCGTAACTATAGATCTTCAGTTGGCCCGTGCAATCGAAGATCATCCTGAACTTCAACTGGATAAATGTAAGAATAAAGCCGAAGCTTTGAAGCGTCTTAAGAATGTCACCAAGATTGTCACCAACTCTCTTCAGGCTCAAACCTACACCAAATCTGTAAATGGCACAGGCTCCTCCGACCAACTGTTCCGCAAGCTCTGCTCCAACTACATCATTGCTGACTGTCGTGACGTAATGAAGGGTATGCCTTCCAACTCACTCAACTTTATTGAAATAGATCCTCCTTATGCAATTGACCTACCTTCTGTCAAATCAGATAACGAATGTATCGGATACAATGAGGTGAAGGTTAAGGATTATGCCCCTCTTATGACTCATGTCCTCAGGGAATCCTATCGTCTATTGAAGGACGGCTCATGGATGATTGTATGGTTCGCCGCAGACCCTTGGTTCCAACCAATGTCTGAGTGGATCAGAGATGTGGGCTTCAAGATGAACCTCCTCCCTGGAATTTGGACTAAACCTCAAGGTCAAACGGCACAGCCGGAGACATATTTAGGAAACTCTTATGAAATGTTCTTCTACGCTCGTAAGGGTAAGGCACGTCTACAAAAGCCCGGACGCTCCAACATCTTTGACTTTAAACCTGTGAATCCTACCCTCAAATATCACCCGACACAACGTCCCTTAGACCTCATGAAGGAAGTCTACTCTACCTTCGCCTCCCCCAACTCCAACGGCTACATTCCTTTTCTTGGTTCTGGAGTAGGCCTCCTAACTGCACATGACCTTAGTATGAATATGATAGGCACCGACCTTACGCAAACCTTTAAGGACGGGTACATCTTAGAAATTAAAAAGTTAACTGGAGCAAACTGAAATGACAAACATTCTCTTTTTCGACACGGAAACCACTGGCCTTCCCAATTTCAAATCTCCCTCAGCAGACCCATCTCAACCTTCCGTTTTGCAACTTGGAGCAATCCTTTGTACAACCTCAGGATTGGAGCTTGAGTGTTGGGAAACCCTGATCAAAATTGGAGATAAACCAATCCATCCTATGGCCCTAGCTGCTCACAACATCTCAGCTGACAAGGCAAATTCTGGAGGCATAGATAAAACAGAAGCCTTCAATACTTTCTATGAACTCTCTCGTAAAGCAGAATCTCTTTGCTGCCACAACTTCAACTTTGACATTCGTCTTATTAAAATTATGGCTGCACAGTGTGGAGAAGATACAGGTGAAGTAGAAAATTATGATTTATGTTTATCAGAAATCCTCGACCTCCCATACTTCTGCACAATGCTAAGCACAATTAAATACTGTGCACTCCCATTCCCTTCAGGTCGTAAGGGTAATAAATTCCCTAAACTCTCCGAACTCTATCAAATCCTGTTCGATGAAGAATTCATCGGTGCTCACGATGCACTCACAGATGTAAGAGGAACTGTCCGATGCTTCTTTGAACTTCGTAAACGAGGCATCTTATAATGACCTTAATTATTGCTCAGTTAGGCATCACCATCTTTGGTCTCACTGGCTTTCTCATGGTAACTCGTGAGACATATAAGTCACAAGTGCTGGGTGTAATCTGTGGCCTCCTGGCCAATCCCTTCTGGTGGATGATGGTGATAACTACTGAGCAATACATCTCAATCCCTGTACACCTATGCTACACCTACGGATGGATTCGTAAGGCTGTAGTACTTTATAAAAATAGACCTGGAGCATTGTTATGAAAAACTTATCCTTACGTGGTAGAGATTGGAGAGACTTTGCAATTGAAGTGGGTCATCATATAGATAATTATACAGTACATCAGTATGGAGATAAGGGTTCTGACCAATGCACAGACTTCACCATCCAAGACTTCCTTACTCAAATCAAAAAGTACTGTAACCGTTGTGGGAAGAATGCCCGACTGGGGCAAGACAAGTTGGATATGATGAAGATTGCGCATTACGCGCAAATGGCATATGATAAACTTGATAAGGAATAATGTATTCCTACGTTTAATAATTCAACACAGCAATCACCCAATGCGGGAGAGGTAAGTTATGAAAGATAAAGATTTTTTATTCTGGATTCATCAACGTTTATTAATAGTTCATCATGAAAATCCTTCTATGGATTATATGCATAAATTACGAGCTATAATTGAAATAACTCCTGATACACAGGAAACTCCTAATACTATTTGTACTATGCAATTTCATGTTAAGGATAATATTACTTTTTCAAAATGTTCTATATGTGGCGAACCTCAATTTCATACACCCTCAGGTGTTACTTGTCTCAACGGGCATGGTGGTGCAAATGCTGCATAAAACAAAAGCAACCTATGTTCATCCTTCAGGCAACCCTCTCACAGCCAAATACATTATTGTGGGAACTCAGCCGGACAAACTGGACATAATCAAAGGTAAACCGTTCTCTGGCTACGACGGAACTGAATTGACTGAGGACCTTCACAAGGCAGGAATCAGCAGAAGTGATTGCTACATGACCTACGTAATTAAGGATGCTGATCGTCCCCTGGCCTTCTACATAAAACCTCAGTTTAGAAACAAAACCATAACTGGCTACACCATCACTGAGGAGGGTCAGAAATATGTAAACCTCCTCGCAACTGAACTGACCAAATGTACCTCCTCTAATGTCATAATTGCCCTGGGTGATGTACCCCTGTTTATATTGGGGGACAGACAGGGAATTATGAAGTGGAGGGGCTCCGTTATAAGACCTACTCTGATGGATGGAAAGAATCTTATTGGTGCAGTTGACCCTAAAACTATCACTGGTGAGTGGGGAAATTATGGCAACTTTAAAAATCGAAGATTGCTCATCATCGACCTTATTAGAGCTAAGAAAGTGGCTCTTGGAGAGTGGAACTGTATACCACGTTCCATCACTATTAGACCAAGTTTCAATCAATGCCTACTCTTCCTCAGGGCCTGTGAACAGTATGGACTCCTCGGTAACATCATCTTCTACGACATTGAAGTGGATATGTTTAACGGAGAAATGACTTGTATCTCCTTGGCTTTCACTTCCTCCGACGTAATTTCCATCCCGTTCACTCATGAGCATGGAGATTACTTCACACTCCCTCAGGAGATTGAAATCCTTCAGTTCATCGCAAGAATTTTGGAGAATCCTGATATTGAAATAGGAGGACAAAACCTAAGCTTCGACTCTAATTATCTCATGAGAAAGTATGGCATATGTGTTACCTCGATGCATGATACGATGGTGGCACAGAAGACACTCCTTCCAGACTACCCTGTAGGCCTTCACTTCATCTGCTCCACCTACACCGACATTCCTTACTATAAGGACGATGGGAAGTATTGGATCAAGGGACAGGTGGGGACTTATGAAATGTTCTGGAAATATAATGCAATGGATTCAGTGGTGTGTGCTGATGCATTTCCAAAACAACTGGAGGCCTTGAAGAAGCAGGGTAACTACTCAACATACTTGAGGAAGGTACGTAGTATTCCGGCCTACGTATACATCATGGAGCATGGGATTAAGATTAATCTGGATACAATGGTTGCAACTTATGACAAACTCAATAGAAATGCTGAAGCTGTTTTGGCCGAACTTACAGCCATGGCAGGAACGCTTCTTAACCCAAATTCTCCAAAACAAATTGCATCATACTTCTATGATACTAAACGTCTTCCCGCCTACAAATCAAAGTCGGGTGGCCGAAGCACAGATGAGAAAGCTCTTAAAAGAATTTCACGAAAGGGTTACAAGGAAGCCAAGCTCATACTTAAATACAGACATCTGGTTAAAACTGCCTCGACCTTCCTTAACCCTGCCAAAGTTGATACTGATGGACGAATGCGATGTTCCTATAACCCTGTTGGAACCCGCTATGCACGTGCATCCTCAAGTGAGAATATTTTCGGCACAGGAAATAATCTCCAGAATCAACCACACGAAGTACTTACCCACTTCGAAGCAGATGAGAACTATGTATTTTATGGCCTCGACCTCAGTCAAGCCGAGAATAGAATCGTCGCTATGGTCGGACGTATCTCACAGATGATTGAGTGTTTTGAAACCAAGAAGGACGTCCACAGTTTGGTTGCCACCATTATGGCCAACCTGTACTATGGAGGCAAACTACCTATGGGTTTTGATCCCAAGAAGACATTGGCCCCTATTGGTGACGGGACTAAGTGTTGGCGTGACTGGGGCAAAAAAACTGGTCATGCTGCTAACTATAACATCACCTACAAGACACTGTCCTTGTACAACGAGATCCCTGAACGTGACGGTAAAACAATTCTAGAAATCTACCACAAAGCTTTTCCAGGAGTACGAGGAGGCTACCATGCTTACATCCAACAATGCATCAATAAGAACCGAACCCTCAGAAACCTCATGGGACGGATTACTCTTTTCACTGATAAACTCGACGACTCCCTTTACACTGAAGCTTATGCCTGCATACCGCAGGGTACCGTTGGAGACATTATTGATGAGCGAGGGCTCAATTTCATTTACTATAACACAAATCCCTTATTCAAATTTGTGGAGTTGTTAATTCAGGTACATGATCAGATAGGATTTCAGATTCCTACACCATATCATCCCACTCGTCCGGTGCCATGGGAAGATCATAACACCATTCTACAGTTAGTCAAAGGTTCATTGGAGACTCCACTGTACACTCATTACAAATACAAATTTGTTATTCCAGTTGACATTACGATGGGGATATCATTGAATAAAGATCTAGGGAGAGACCTTAAGAACTTTGACCACAGAACTTTGGAAAGTTGTTACGAAGATTTGTTTTACACAAAAATGGAAAATTCTCATTACTTAATTGAGGAGGCTAAGGGCTGAAATGCTACATTCAATAATTCAACACAGCACACGGAGTTACTTATGGAATTAAAACCTTGCCCTTTTTGTGGAAATACAAAAGTAGAAATAGTAATAAGACCTTATTTTAACATAGGCACAATAGCTGTAGAATGTAAGGAGTGTAGAACTAGGGGGCCTGAGTATGAGTATAAAGAAACTGATAAATATAATTCATTACATATCTTATGGTGGAATACAAGGATATAATTATGGCTGATCGCAAACTCTCCAACTGGCTCGACGCCTACCTTGACTACACCTACGAGTCCGAACCTCCTGAAATCTTCCACATCTGGACAGGCATCTCCACTGTTGCCTCAGCCCTCCAACGAAAGTGTGTCCTAAATTGGGGGCCTCTACAATTCTACCCCAACTTATACATTGTCCTGGTGGCCCCCTCAGGTAAGGCTCGCAAAGGTACTGCCATGGCCTATGGAAAGAATCTGATGGCCAAACTTGGTATTAAAATGGCTGCGGAATCCATCACCCGGGAAGCCCTGGTCAGGGAAATCGAACAAGCTTACGACACTATTATAGATGATGAGACGGGCTCCATGACTTTCCACTCCTCTCTCACTGTCTGTGCTCCAGAACTTGTAGTATTCCTCGGCTATAACCAACAACAGTTGATGATGGACCTGACGGACTGGTTCGATTGTGGCCATGGTCCTGAAGGTCGATGGACTTATCGCACCAAGACTCAGGGCTCAGATGAACTCATTGGAGTTTGGGTTAACTTAATTGGTGCAACTACACCTGACCTCCTCAGGTCCACCCTCAGTATGGATGCCATAGGTGGTGGCCTCACCTCTCGTATCATTTTCGTCTATGCTGCTGACAAAGGCAAGTCATGCCCCACACCTTTCATTTCTCCAGTGAAGGCTGAACTAGCTGAGGATATCTACTACGACTTGGAACAAATCCGTCTCATGAAGGGAGAGTTCAAATACACTAAGGAATTCATAAGTTTATGGACCGACTGGTATACTGCTCAGGAAGGAAAAGAAATCTTCAAAGAACATTCTCTCCAACCCTACTGTGAACGGCGCCCTGTACACATTATGAAACTCAGTATGGTAATGTCTGCTTGTCGTAACTCCAAGATGATCGTTAACGAGGCCGACCTAAGTAAAGCCATAACCCTCCTTGAACACACTGAACGCTTCATGCCTAGAGTGTTCTCCGGCATAGGTAAGTCCCCTCATGCCGAAGTTATATCTAAAATCATGACAGAGATAGGTCTGCAGGGTAAGGTGGCTAAGTCTGCTCTTATGGCAAAATTCTACAACGACGCAGACGATAGGGCCCTGAACCTCATGATAGAGACCTTGAAGACCATGAAGTTCCTCAACGTCATCTATGACGCTATGGGTAACGAGATTCTCGTCCACTGTAAGACAGGTCCAGGAGGTCAAAATGAAAGCTTTAGTTGATCTCCTGCACATTCTCCTATGCCAACAAGAACACACCTATGATGTTATGAAAATTACTACTAGACATTCCAACGACTGCTATTGTTACTTCTACATCGAGAATGATATATCAGGTGGAGAACTTATGCCTGATCACCTGCAGTGGAAAGAAATATCTCTAAAATTCAAAACCTCCTTATCCCTAAAGTCAGATGAGGAGGCTATAAATTTTCTAAGAGATTTAATCAAGTTGAGTCAGGACAGTAAGAAACTGTCAGGTGGGAACATTAACAGATTACAATTCATCCAGTCAATTTTATCTTAAGGAGATTAATTATGCAAGATTGGCAAGTACCTTTATATATTCAAGCTCAATCTATTATGTGTTCTGTAGAAGCTATGAAAGTAGCTAATAAAGAATGTGAACTAACAAACATACCTTTAAAATATACAGAAAAATATTTTGCTTTATATGCTAAGTTATTAGCTAAATTAGTAAGTACTATGAAAGATTACATATAATTAAAACCCCTCAGTACTAAGCCCTCCTTCTAGTCTTCCATCTAACTGTGGTGGCCTAGGAGGAGCAGTCTTTCCTGCCTTAACGTATACACCATAAAGAACTTCAAACCAATCTCCACCATTTGAACTTGCCCTAATACTCTTCACAATCTGATTAGTCATAGGAATACCTAACATAGTCCCTATTACTTTTCCTGTTTCCAATTTAACTTTCAACTTCTCCTTATCAGTCATATTATACCAATCTAAACTCTGTGCCTGAACTCCTAACGATTCTAGTGTCCAGCCTAATGTATAATTCACACCTCCCATTGCATCAGGTAAGGCCGCCAGAAATTCTGCCATAGGTCCAGCCAAATTAGATTGATACTTAAGTGATCCACCTAACTCAGGAAGTACTTCTGCAAATTCTCTTGAAGCTGCAATAGTTGCATCCCCTATAGCACTACCGTCACTTCTTTCTTCATTAAACGTTTCAAACGGAGATGGAAATGGTGTAGGAAGTCCAGCCATCTGTGCCAATGTATTAACTAAAGCACCAGCAAAAAAGTACTTAGCAACTCTTCTTACTTGATAAAAGTTTCCTATATCAGGATTCTTAATCTTAAGTATATCATGTGCTAAATAATTAAAATCATTAATCTGAAATGTCTGAAACATAGTCATAAACTTAAATGCAGCTGTAGCTTGAATAGGTGCAACAGCTCCCTTAACACCTATACCCTGTGTGCGTGTAATTAGATCCTCTGCATATCTAAATGCCTTAGCATCATCATATTTAAGTTTACGTTTAGCAAAAGAATACCCTGCGTTCCAGCCAGCTTCAGCAGTCAGACCATCCAATATCTGCATAGGCCATGCAGCTATCATTGCTGCTGCATCTCTTTTACTTTTCAACCCTTTAGATGTAACATTCTTAGCTAATTCATCTAAAGCTATATCCATCTTACGAATTTCCAATACGTTTGATTTACTACTAATACCAACTTCCCTTAAACTTCTTTCCTTAGTAGTTTTAAGAATCCCTGCTAACGTATCATATGTTGTAGTATCAGCCCAAATTCCTCTTAATGCCAACGGTTGCTTCATAAATGTTCCTGCATTACCAAACAGTGTAGCAACTACTATGTTATGCATAAGCCCATTATACACCTTCATGACACCAGGAAACTTGCCGTTAATCATTTCACTAATTCTATCTACCCCATTAATTTCATCTGACCATTCCACTAAAAATTTATACATAGCAGGATTATGTTGAGCTAATCCTACAGAACTATTTTTCTTACCTACTTTAAGATCTGCTAATTCCTTAGCTAATGCTGCAATAGGTGCGGTATGCAGTTCTGATAATCCTCTCTCAACATACTTAAGATAATTATCAAATATATCTAACTCAATAGGTATAGCCTTAAGACTTCTAGGTTTAGCAAAAGGAAAATTAGTACCATTAAACTTACTTGAATGCGCTTGCATTTGAGTTAACTTAACAGTATTAAGATTACGATCAATCCCTGCTTCCTTAAGTGCATTCTCCTTTCTTATCCACGTATAGTAATTTTCTCTATAAGGTATCGACCTTTGTCCTGTACGTACACGGTTATAGTTATGCCTATCATACAGAGAATCTTGAAGTTCTCTCATACGTTGAAGTTTACTTTCTAATTTACTTGTAAGAGTTGGAATATGTGTAATACCATCAGCAGCTAATACCTCTATCCCCCCCTCTTCTCGAGCATGTGCAACTATAGATAAATCACTTCTCTCCTGAGAACTTAAATCTTTAGTCAACTCCTGAATCAATTTCTTCTGACTCTTTAATTCTCTTGAAGCATCAGCTTTCTTTACTTCCCATTTATCATATAGTAATTCCTTAACTCCTAACCTCTGAGCAGTTCTCATTCTAATTTCATTTGCAGCTAGATATTTCTTACCCCAATTTGTAGGAATTAATTCCTTCTTTTGCCCCCAAACTGTTTTAAATGCATCTGAAGTTATGGCTGGAAAGGTAGATGTTTCAGCTCCCTGTGTTCCTTTCTTTTTATAATGCTTAATTTTCTGACTAATTACTTTATCTTTCTCAGGATGAAATATCTCATACAATATAGGATCAGCCTTCCTAACCTCATCCTGCATCTGAGGCAACCTTACCATCTGCTCCATAATCTTCTTAGCAGTCTCTGGCTCTATCCCAATCATATCCAGCATTTCTTCTACAGATTTCCCCAGAGACTTCGCCTTCTCCTCAATCCGTTTAAGCTTATCTGCAGCAATTTTCAGATCAGTAACATTTACAGAACCTCTCTCATTATTAAACACATCCCACAGATTCCTAGTACCAGTATCACTAAGTTCCCAATAAGGAAAATCTTCATCAGTAAGGCGTTCTGTGCTTCGATCTCTCTTACCACCTTCTCCAACTTCTTCCAATGCGTCCCAGGCATAATCTTCTAGCTCCTTAAACTTCGGCTCTATATACCATCGCTTCGTCAACGGATCTTGTGTAGGTCTACCAAGAGTTCCAGTTTCTGCAGCGTACTCAACCAACTCATCATAGGTTTTAAAAGTTGCAAACTTATCATCTACAACGGCGAGATCTGATTCCTTCATAGGAGTCTTAGTTTGCTGTGTTAAATTATTCAACGCAGCATCCTCATTTAACTTCTCCACCTTCTTAGTCTTCCACTGAGAATATATTTGCTGAAGATCCTGAGCTGTACGTTGTTTAACTTCAGGCACCTCAGGAACTTTTGTCTCTTCTGCCAACTTCTCAGCAGCTTTCCTCTCCTCCAACTTCTGCTTAAGATCACTCCTAATTTGACGTAGGTCTTGTTCCTTCACAAAGTTCAGAGGAAGTACTGGAGCCTCAACTGTAGGTAGACCCTTAGGCTCTAACATCTCAGGTGCTGAAGTTTTAGCATATTTAGCTGCTACTTCTTCTTTACTCAATACAGGTTCCTTAAGGGCAGAAGTAATCTTATCAAATTTAGTTTTAACCTCCAACGGATCTGTAGTCAGGGTTTGAAAGTTCCCCTTAGTCTCACCATCTCGCCATTCATGAACAGTGATTTCTCCAATCTTATTTGGACCTAAGTATTCCATCTGAGGAGAAATTTCCTTACCTATCTCCTCCGGAGTTTTAATTTGCTCAACTGGTTTAAGTCCTTCTTGAACTTCCTCAACAGGTAGAATCTCTGAAGGTTTATTAACTTGATTAACATCCTGTAATATAGGAGCCTGAGCATCACGTTCCTCCCTGAGTTTTTGAACTAACTTCCTCACCTTTCCTTCGGCCTTAGATATCTTACCCATATCCAGAGTTCCAATATCTTCACCATGGTCCCTAACAATGTCCAGGGCCTTTTGATAAGAAGCTCTCCGAGGACCTGAACGTTTGTCTACTTCCTTCTGTAACCCATCCAAGATGAATTGATTTTCAGGAAACTTCGCTACAGGAACTTCACCCTTTTTAACTTCTGGCTTAATTTTCCCCACCTGACTCAACACATCTGTAAGTATATCAGGTTTAACTTCAGGAGTTACAACCTTAACTTCTTCAATTTCTTTCTGAGTAAGTTTCTCACCTTTCTTAATCTTCTTCGCTATATGAGGCAAACCTACTAATGCAGAATCAAACATAAACTGTCCTGCCTTCACCTGTTCATCTGATCCCCCTAGGGTCTTAACCCCAGTCTCAATTCCTTCATGTGCAACTGTGAATGGACTAGCTGCAACTTCAGCCACAGTCTGACCAAATCTACTTTTAGGTTTAAACGAGAAGGATTCCATAAACTCATCCATCCCCTCTTTCGCTGCAGCTAAACCAGCCATAGGTTTACCTGCTAACACTCCTCCCAACACAGTTGGAGCTTGACTCAGGACTGCAGGAATAAAACTCGCGGCACCACTTATAACTGCACCTGGACCCTCTACCAATCCCTGAGCAACATCACCAGCTTCCCTCATAAAGGTCTGTCCAGCTCCCTTTAACATCGGAACTAAATCTCTTGTCTGGGGGACGTCGACAGAGGATTCAGTAGATGTTAATTGAGGAGTAGGTTGCTGGACAGACTCATCTATTCTGCTCTCCGTAGGAGCACTATACTTTTGCCAAGGACTTCCACCTTCACTTCCTTTATCATACTTCTCCCACGGATTACTCATTACATTTTCTCCCAGTTGTTTGGATCAGCAGGGTTGCCACCCTTAAATTTATAACCGCTATCAACAGTACCTACAGGAGGGGCTCCTCCAGGATCACCTTGACTTTCAGCAGAAGTCTTCGGAACTTTAATTAACTCCTTATTAGGTGCAAGAAACTTAAGAGGCCAGCCAAAAAAAGGAACTTTTTTAGGCGTAACCTGCTCAACAAATTCATTTTCAGGATTCTGCTTGTTGTACAAATCCTTATATACATTCAAGGTCTCAGGATCAACTTCCCTCCCACCAACCTTACCAGTTTGTAGTACTGTCTCATACCCAGCCAACTTACTATCCCTAGCATTCAACTTATCACCAACAAGTATATCTCTCAGGGCAGCAGTCGTAGGATCCTCCACTGCTCCCCATCCTGCAGGTGGGGGATTACTACCAGTGAAATATCTTACCTGCCCATCAGCACTTTGGAACCACCTACCTCCTGGATCAGCAGCACCACTCTCATTAGGTGGAGCTAAGACCTGTCCAACTACTTCACCGTTAACTATCCTGTCCTTAACTAACTTCCCATCCTTCATATACGTAGCACTGAGAGTTGTTGTAGGTCGTTGTGCTGCAGCCTCAGGTCTAGTCATTAATTCTAACAACCTTAGTTGTCTATCCTTCTCCTGATCCAACTCCCTACCTTTCAATGCCCTAAGGTCAGTAGCTCCTCCTAATAACATACTTAAACTCTTCGCATCTAGCCCTCTCAGGTCCATCCCACCATCAGATGGAGCTACCCCAAAAGGGCTTTGAGAAAAGGGACGGAGTGACCTCCTGTTTGTGTGGAGTTTGTTTGCATCTCAGCAGGTTGATTAGTTCCAAACTTCTGCTGGTTTGGACTATTCTTAATGGTGGTGGTAGTTCCAGTCGGACTGACAGATGTGGTAAGTCCATCAATTCCATCTTGACCCACCGGAGTTACACCTTTAAAAGTGTCCATGATATTCTGGAGTCCTGGATTAGAACCCTGTTGCTGCTGATAAGGTTGAGCATTTTGTTGAGGAACTGCCCCGCCCAAAGTCTGCTGTAAATTCACAGGCATCTGAGTACTTGCAGCATTCTGAGGATTACCTCCACCTAACAATTGACGTAGAAGTTGATCAGTAGAATTCTGTCCCTGAACATTCTGTATAGTCTGTGAAGGATCTAATGCTTCCCCAACTGCCCCACCCCTACCTAACGTACTTCCTGCTTGACCCAACAACTGTAAAAAATTAGGATTCTGTAACAACTCTGCCAATCCAGCCATAATTTACTCCCTGTGTTAAATAATTAAACGTAGCATTTATATTATAAGAAAGCCCCAGCTATACCACCAACTACTAATCCTATAGCAGCACCCCAAGGTCCACCACCACTACCATATGAGGCTCCTATCATTGCACCTGAAGCAGCCCCACTTACAGCCCCTCCTACAGCCTTTATAGCTGTACTCGGACCTCCTTCACCTGCAACAGTTTCAGAAGTAGTAGCAGTTTGTAGTGCTCCAAGTGCAGCTCTCTCGTGATCCAGCACGGTGAATGGCCAGAGAGAATTCTTTGCATATAAGGCATACTTCTGCTCATTTATATCAAGAGTAGATGCTACATATTGCTGAACAGATTGTGCATACATTTGAACAATCTGCCTATTCCATTCTAACTGTGTTCTCCATCTATCAATTGCTACAGGAACCAATGTAAACTTAAGTCCTGCACTAAACTTTTCCAGCGACTTAAGTCGGGCAATTTCAATGTTAGACTTACCTATAACAAACGTACTACTCATCACAGCATTAAGATCCCTGGCACCTGTCATCAGACGGGGATAAGAGTTAACCTCAATCTCCTCATCCATCAACTTACCCTCAGCTACTACCAATGCCTTAACCTCAGGAGAATTAACAGTATTAGTAAAAATATCTGAGTACAACTTATCTACATTCACATCCTGCATGTAGGTCTTATGCTTACCAAACATAGACCCGTACGCAGCTATAGACATTCCAGCTCCGAGAAAAATACTATTAATATCTAAGGGTGTGAATACTCTGAATGGAGAATTTCCTATAATAACATTTCTATGTGCAACTACTAAATCCAAAAATGCTGTATGTTTAGCTTCAACATAAGGAGCATATCGTAATGTAGTAGTCTGATTTCCACTACTACTCCCCCCTCCACCACTACTACCCATAACAATCTCCTTATATGTTCACAGAATAATTCTTACTTCTCTCGCTCATCCCGTAACGTTCTGCCAGTTGTACAATCCTTGGATTCATTGTAGTCATACAAATCTCTGTACAATTCATCTTCTTTGCATATTGATAGACGGCTGTTGACTCTCTGACCCAACTCTCTTCTGTACCCAACACAAATGAGTACATAGTCCTGAACACCATCTTCTTAACTTTACTTATAATATCATACATGAAGGAGACAATAAGGATCCTCAATATCTTTCCATCCTCTATACTCATAATACATTGAGCTTTATCATTCAGCAGGTCCATCAACAAGTTAACACTATACTCTGGTACATCCTTCTCCTGTACCATATCTGCCTTCACAGCTGAGAACTTAATACTTTCCCAATGATCTTTAATTTGCGTAGAAGCTAACTTAACTATCATCCCATACCCCTATTACTTAATAGTTATAGTATCTAAGAAACTAAATCCATGTACTACACCATTAATAGTTATGGATTCTATCTTCTGAATCTCACCTTTGAATTTAAATCTAAACTCTCTACCAAAACACGGGAGGTGCACAACCCCGAATGGATTAACATACTTCCAAGGTGTAGATACAAATTGATCCTTAACCTTAATCCTGTAATCAATTGCAGCTTGAAGTTCTGTAGGATCATCTACCTCAACAATCAACTCAAATATTGTCTTTTCCTTCGGAGTTCCCATGTCATAGACATCTGTAATAATACTGAAATCAGGAATTACTATCTCTCCTGGAGCCACAACAAACATAGTATGATCTTGCCATTTAATCCCTGTGACATTATTAGGTCCGACTCCAAAACTGTCAGAATCCTCAGAGTATACAAATCCCTTAACACCATTACAGATATATATTAACTTGTTATAACTGTCATAAGACATTACTATATCATCTACATCTAGAAGAAATTCAGAATATCCCAACTTAGTTACAATATTATCCAGAGAAATTTTATAAAGACTATTATTGTTGGCTACAAAATAATGTGCATCTCCAGTATTCACCAGGGCATGTTTACTTTTAATTCCAATATTAGCAACCCTCTTACTTCCCCAATACACACCGCTGGCACTCAGCCTGACAATCCCATTAGCACCATATACGTAGACAATTTCTGAATTCCCTAATCTCTCAATAGCATAAACATAGCCATTAAAATCTATAGGCATCTTACCTGCAACATTATCCTTACCAATATTGAAGTCAAGTGCCCCTATGTTTGACCAGGCTACAGAGTTCTCATCTGGATGCTCCAACGTATAAAAAGCCTGAGCTTTAAACCCCTGTCTATTGGGACCTCTTGCAATAATTAAAGGATTGATGAATTTAGAATAACTACCAAATCCTAATCCCGAATAAAGAGTTGTTCCAAATTCATCAAAGTTACCATAGGCACCTATACCAATTCCAGGAACATACTTATCTGCTTCAAATCTTAAATCGATAAGTATATCTAGGTCTGGAATCCTAAACTTAGTATGATAAGAACTAAAAACTGCATGACCTCGGAGAATCATTACAGAAGTACTTCTGGAAATATTAGCCTGAACTTCAGCAGTATAAACTCCTAACTTTTGATCCCCGAGTGTATAACTTCCTAGAAGAATATTTCCAAGCATGATTTCTTATCCATTAATAAGTTTACTGTTATGAGCCTGAGTCATAAGACAAATCATATGCTGAAGCATCTTATCAGGTTTGGGTTCAACCTTTCCATCATTAACTTCACACAAACCATTTCTGAGACTCTCAGTAGCTTGCTGATTTCCTTCAAGGAATCTTAACATTTTCAAACTAATGTCATATGACAGTAGGTCCATACAAGCTTTCACAACTAAAGGTTCATGTCCATCAGGAGTATCATACAACTGTTCTAGCCAAGCCGTACACCCTTCCTCTCCGTCCCAACACTTCTGAGGGCACCCTGACTTTCTGAACTTATAAATATTCCTAATACACGGAGGCTTAATCTTAGTCATTATTCACCCCTATGAATCCTGGCAACGATTTAATATACTCATAGGCACAAGCAGCAGGATTACTCCTGCCTAACATAGTAGACTTTTCAAAATATTTTCGATAAGTATTAAGTCTCTTAGCCTCTTCCATAAGATCAAAGTCCTGCTTTTGTACAGACCCTTCATAGTTTTGCATAGATTTCTGATATTCCATCAGGGCATTCTCATAAGCATTAATCTCTGGCTGAGGAGTTGAAGGTGTCCACATTGGAACTAATTTCTCTCTCTCCTTACACAACTCTGGATATATAGGAATGGGAATTTCTTTCTTATGCCCCTCTATATATTTCCTAATCTCACCTTCTTCAGTAATAACAAAAGTTACATCATTGAATATAGGTGATCCATCTTTCTTATCAAACGTACTGAGAACAAAAGATACTATTTTATTCTCTACATCAACCTGAAGATTAGTGATCTTAGAATAAAAATCTTTCTGAATAAATCCTTGAAGTGCCATATCTAAACTCCTTTATGCGTTTTTAGTACACCTGATTACAGTCATGTATCTAGGTGAATAAGTTGATTGCCCAACTGAGTGTGTTGTAGGTCCACCATATCCTGTGTTGCCTGTTCCTGCAGCACCCGAAGAAGCTGTATGATCGTGAGGATAGTTACTGCCTGTATAAGAAGTTCCTTGTACAATATTACTTCTATATTCATCAGCTGCAAATAATCTATTAGGAACATCAGCTCCAGTATAAGTAACAACATTATGATTATGATAAGCAAGTTCAGCAACACTTAAAACATGCCCATTAACTATAACAGCATGACTATGATTTGGCCCACTATGTAAATGCGTAGTATGTGCTGCAACTGTAATTCCTGTAGTAAAAGTCACAGCATCTGCTGTACCACCAGTACCATAAGAATTCCCTATAATTATACTCCTAGGAGTACTCCAACTACTATCAAGAGTCCATCCAGTTGGGGCAGTTGCTTGAGGAAATAACAGAGCTGTCCCTGCTGGAAATGCCTCAGGAATAAACACTTTGTTGGTTGCCAGTAACCACCCCCCTCCACCACTATCCAACGAACTATCATAAAAGACTGTACTATAAAGTCCTGCTGTTATATCTCCTGATACACATGCACTATAAATTCCTTGAGAGTATTTAAACACCTTCTTACTTGCTAAAGCATTAACTCCTAATACACATGCTCCAGTACTGGCATTAACAAACTTAATATTAAAAGCCATTCCAGTAGCATATTCAGTTACTGCGGGATCAAGTGTGGCTGTGTAAGTATTAGTGCCTGTAGCAATTCCAAAACAAAGTAAGTTGTTCTGTGACAACACCTCAATCTCATTAACCTTCCCGGCAGTAAGAACTGCTGCTATATTATCCCCAGCTAACCAAGCTTTAGCAGTAGTCCCCTCTTGCGCCCTAGCAATACTAAAAGTATCTCCTGAAGTTAAAGTTACTTTAACTAACTCCCTATCAGGATCCAGCGCAGGAGCAGGAAATGCAGATCCCCACAAAGCACACATGAAGTAACCTGTAGCAGGAAACTTAGTTCCTTCAGCAGAAGTTACAACTAATGAAGTGTCAGATGAATTAATCCCATCATTCAGGAGTGAAGAAGCAAAATTCTTATTTTTTAAAATAGCCATAATAATTTAGCTCCTTAGTTAACTAGTAACTATGTCCTCACCAGTCAGCATTATATTACTAACTGTGAGAGCTGCTCCGTCAGCTACAGTTTGAGTACCATTAGCATCAAGCCAAGTAATAACTGCATCTGTGAAATCATCCCCGGCTGTACTGTCTGTGGAATCATCATAAATGATTGCACCCACAGTTGCCAACGCTCCACCTGAAGCCGTCCACTGAGCATTAAGAAACGTAACCTCTGCACGGTCCTCAGTATTATCTGTGGTAACTGCATCCAATGTTAGAGTAATTCCTCCTGCAGTATATCCGTTTCCTGTAGGCAATTCATACGAACTTACATCCGTATACGCCTTATGATTATCCTTGTCAAAAACAAATCCTTGATCCATCAAGATCATTTTAAAAGTATCTGTCAATGCATTAATCTGCCCTTTCCACAACATACTTTTGGCACTATTAGCAATTTGATTCATCTATCAATCTCCCAAGTTATACCCTGCATTTGGAGCACCTATAAGAATTTGCCCGTTGTAATTACATATAGCCATAGCCGTAGGCACATCTACTTCTGAATATTGTTTAGTAATAGGATCTCTCACCACCGATACTGCCCCATTACTCATATAAACAAAGTCATGACTGGAGATAAGACTCCAGGTACTTCCACCCACAACTGAATGTTTAAGAATTAACTCGCCTCCCTGCACTTCATACACATAGTATTTGGTACATACTATGATAACATTAGTCTCTACAAATATCTGAGGATACGGAAACTCTGCATCAAGTTCATAAGTTCTAACTAACTCACTAAGTCTTTGAAGCACTCCTTCCATTCCAACTGCACCATTACATTCTATAAGAGAATGTTCGTTTACTAAGTTAGTCTTAAGTTTCCTCAGTCCCATCTTAAGATCAGTATTTCTAATAGGCAGGGAGAACTTACCATTACGTAAGATTTCCATAATTACAATACTCCAAAACTATCATCTTCCATGTTGATACTAAGATCAACATTCTTTCTATCCGACTTAATCCCTGTCAGATTAACCTCTGACTTCACCTTAATCTGCTCACGAATTCTAGGCACAGCTTCAGCTAATACCTTATCTAAATCTTGCCCCAACTCCTTCCCTTCTTCTCCAGCAATCACAGCTGTGACTACATCTGCATGATCCTTAAACTCTGGATATTTAGTATAAAATTCCTTCCTCACTGTATTATTCGTAGCCTGTTGTGACATAAGATTTCCAATAACTTCAGGCATCAAATTAAGAACTTTCTCAATTACCTGTAAGACAATTCTATCTTCCTGAGCTTTACTCAACTGTAAATACTGTTGTCCATCAGTCATCTTATCACCCGTTAGTTTGAGTTACACCATTACTTTCTTCTGTTGCTAAGTCCATATCAATCAGAATAGCGTCATCTGTAATTGTCTTAAGCCAAGTTTTAGAATTCTCAGTCCCCCTACTAAACGTCTCCAACTTATACAGTGTGGCCCTCATAAGAAGATCAGCTTCATGTGTAAGCCAAAAGTTAGAATCTGCATCAGTGATTAGAATCATAGGATAATTTATTCTGGCCTTAGAACTTGGCAGGGTTATTAGACGATCTAACATCTTAACCGCCCCATTGATGTAGAAGTTAGCTCCGTTATCTACATAATCCACAGCATCCAGCACCAAATCATAACGGCCTGACAATTTGACAAATTGTGTTCTGAAGTCCTTAAGATTCATATCAATCCCTGCGTTGAATTATTGAACACAGGGATTATCCTTTCAGATAATCCCCATGTAGATTAGGATCACCTCCTATTAAAGAGCATTATCCGTGTTGAACCCACTCAAATAGCCCCATCCATTAGGATGATGATATTCCAGGCCACACTCAGTTAGGAACTCTTCCTTGATACCATCTCTGGAGGTGTAGCCACCTTCCTTATAAGTAGTATCTTTCTTAAACATCGTATCCTGAATATATTTATACTTGATATCCTTAGGCTCAAAGATAATCATAGCATTACGAGTCGTTACTTCATTTGTCAACAGTGGGTGGCGCATAAGATTAATAACCCCGAAAGCTGTAACCCATTTAGTAACTTTAATCCCGTAAGACTCCGTGGCATTGGTGTAGTCAAAGTTTCCACCATTTTTGATAATCCTATTAATTCCCAGGATTGCACCGGATCCTGCAAATGCCAACTTCTCCTGTGAACCATAACGGAAGATAACTTCCAGCTGTTGATCCAACCACTCTTCACCACCCTGCAACCAGGTCTTACCTGCAAAACTTGTGTTAGTAGCAAAATTGTTTACAGTACCAGTTGCAGTCCCTGAACCTGTATAGCCACCACGAATAGCAGGAACAATTCCCAACGTAGTTCGTTCCGGCTTACCATTGGTCCCAGTGAGTTCAGAACTCACACCGTAGATAAATGCCTTCTCCATTTCATTTGAGTGAAGTTCAAGTGCTTCCCGCTTGGCCTCTTTATACTGCTCATTAGTGCGCAGACGTGTCTGCATAGCAGTACGAGTCATCTCAAGAGAAGTCTTGAAGATTTGAGTATAATTGTACCACTTCTCAGGATCATACGCAATAGCATCAGTCATCGCTGAACCTTCAGCATTTGCATTACCAATGATCAAAGCGGTATCACAATCACTCAAGTCGCCTGCCGAGGAGTTATCATCAGCTTCAAGCAAATATACTTGAATATATGAAGATGCTCCATTATCTACACGTGCAGTAACTTTACCCACACAGTCAACAGTGAGATCTGATGCATCCCGCAGAAGAGCCACATGTCCTAAGCGCCACTGTCCTATATCTGCCGAAGACATTTTAACAAATACTGAATCTCCAGACACTCCACCACTTACATACGCAACACTGAGTGCTGCATCTGTATACACTCCTGTAACCGTTGCCCGCTGAGTTGCCAGAGATTTTGTCCACCAGTTGAATTCTGGATCAGTTGTTCGCTCACTTGCCATCTTACTCAAGATTGCCGTAAGAGGTGCATCACCATTAGGGTACCGAAATAAGATTGCCTCTCTCCAAGATTTCGGCCGCTGATCAGCTACCCAGTCACCATTACCGCGCATACCAAGAAATGCCATTTTTGTTCTCCTTAAAATTTACTCTTAAATTAATTAAGCCTGAGTAACTGCTGTAAATGCACAAGCAGCCGCAGTACCTTTATTACAATACAGACCGGTAGTGCCTGTAGCAACATCTGTGTCAATAAACAGACAACCTTTTGCATACAGAGCTCCACCATCTGAAGGTACTGTTGTACCTGTACACCACAAAGCATTGTTGCTACTATCCCGCAACAAACACGTAACACCTGTAGCTATAGTGCTACCATCTAATGTAAGTGCAGGTAAGTTCACACTAGATATTTTTCCACCTAAACTCATTCCCTACCTCCCATTAGTTAAACAGCTGCACTAAAACATGTAGCAGTATTTGAGCCTGCAGGACAAGATACTACACCTGTACAGAACCATAGGTCAGTACCTATATCTTGAAGTTCAAGCCAATCACCTTTAAGACCTCCAGTAGAAGTAGCATTAAGGGTTATAGTATCTGCATTAGCTGGAGCAGGGTAAGTAATAGCAGCAATCGTGCCTACTAAATCTGCATCCTGATTAATTACATTACCACAGAAATTTGCATTAGTAGTATCAGCTACAACTATTGTATATCCAGATGTATTAGGTACACTAACAATAAATTTAAACTTAACTCCTGAACCAGTAGCTTCAGGAAGTGTAACAGCTAATGCAGCATCTCCCCCAACTTCGCCAAGCAGCATAGTTCTATCACCATGTTTAGCAATGGTGAGAGAAGTAGCAGATGTTAAAGTTACTACGCGTCCTGTTAGATCACAAACTCTTGCAATCTCTTCAGGAGTTACAATAGCCCCACCTTTCTCTTTAATACCTGCAGGAAACTGTCCTACACCATTCATCAACTGATTAAAAAATTCGCCTTCACCACTCATAATTAACTCCCTTAATCACTGATAAGATCATTGATCTCATCGGCTAATGTATTAGTAGGAGCTGGTTTAGTCCGAACTCCTCCTGTTGCCCCCGGTAAAACTGGTTCCGATTTTCTTCCAAGTGTTTTACTTCTAAATTCCTCAACTGTCCCCTGTACAGATTTAAATCCTATAACTTCATTCACTTCAGTAGCTGTTAGTTCAAGAATTTCAGCTAACGTCTTATCCTGATTTCGTGCCTGAACTTCCACCGCCACATTACTAACATAATTCTTAATTTTGCTTAGATGAGGATGCCTTGAGTAAAACTCATTAGCAATTTCCCTCTGTGAATTGTATGTACTAACAACTGGTGAAACAAGTTGTGGAATCTCAGACAAAACACTCTTACGTGTAAGAGACGCCTGAGCATTAAGAACATCTCCCATGAACTTCAGGAAACCTTCCTTACTATCCATCACCTCTGTTAAGTCTACATCTTTGTACATATCTAACAGATTCAAAACTGTTTGATCCTGTACTGGAGGACTCTGCACTTGTTGAGGATCAGCTACAGAACCCCCTATAGGTTTTGGTTCTGAGGTCTTATCTAATGCAGAAGTAAGTCTTTCAATCGTAGCTTTAAGTTGTTCAACTTCAGATAATTCAGTAGGCTTCTCCACTACAGGAACTACAGGTACAGCAACAGGTTCTACAACTGGATCAACAATTACTGACTCAATCACAGATTCAACAATTGTAGGTTCAACTACAACTGGTTCTTCAACAGACTCTTCAACTACAGGCATGTCATTAAGAAGGTCAGCCAAATCTGTTTCCAAATTAGGATCAACCCAATCCAAATTCTGCTCAACTATTGGAGCCTCTTCAATAGATTCAGTATTATTCATCTCGTTCATTTTCTAACTCCTCATGTTTAAGATCACTTTCTTTATTACTTAGCATATTCTCAAAAATGTTCAGTACCAATTCTAAAGATATAACGCCCCCTTGTGTACGTAAGAAATCTTCTTTATCACTGTTAACTGCAACATCGCCATAAGTATCCTTGATAGAGAGAATACGCGCCACAACTTCATTCCTAAAATCCAGATGCAACTCACTTCCTATAAAATCCCTCATTCGACTAATATCTGTTTGAGGTTTGTAGTCCTTAATCTGATGTAAAAGATCTTCTGATTTTTGCATAACTTACATCCCCACAGGTATGAGATTACCAGCTTGCACACCTTGCTGAACTTCCTGATCTGGCATTATCTTCGGCTGAATTGCCCCACCTTTACGTACAAAATCGTTGACATTCTTAGCACCTAAGTTCCTAGCAATATGCATAAAGATTCTGACTACATCAAAATGCTGAGCTAACTCAGGTGAACTGCCCAAAATTTGAAACAACTGTGTCCACGCTTGTGAGTAGTTACCTCCAGGAACAGAACCATCTCTAACCTGCACTCTATAATTAATATCCAGGTCCATAGGGTCTACTTTAATTCTACCCCGATTTACCTGTTGACCATATTCAGCTTGCAACACTTCTTCCCAATCTCCAGCAATCTTGACAAATTCTGGTGAAGACATTAACTGACGATTATGTACAGCAAAGAATGTTCCTATATCTTGCATTCCTTGCATACCCATAACCCTGACCAATCTCTCCAAACGAGTTATACCACCAGCCCGGGTGCCCTGAAACTCAGCACCTGTAAGACGTTCGGGCCCTCCCTGACGCAACGATCCCTGCATGGATTGATCTACACCAGAGATTCTCTCCATCCACTGCACGATGAATCCCGAGTCAGCAACATTACCTCTGGTTACATCGGTCACTCCCAGCTGCTGTACAATCTTATCCACACCTTTTCCCCATGCAGGACGACGAGTCCTAACCAAGCCACCAGCACCACGATTCTGCAAGTCATGACTATTAACTAAGTAGGGGTCATAAATAAGCACATCATTCAATGCCTTACGCACATTCAGAACGTGAGAGTTAAACATGAAGTCTAACACACCCTGCATACCGTACAGCATCTCAATTCGTGAGACAGGGTACATGGAATAACCATCAAAGTCAGGTGCCATAACATTGACAGGGAACTTGTTATGGTCAAGACCTGCTGGCCGTGCCTGAATAAGTATCTCATCCTGAGCTAGTTCAAAATACCACTTCTCGGGATAAGTATTAGATCCAAGTCCCCAGTCATTAGGAATGATATCAATGAACATTTTCAACTGATCAATGGTTTGAGATGTACGATTAGTTGCACCATCCTCAGTACTCACACCACTCCTAGTATTTCTACCACTAGCATCCGAAGGATAAATTGCAGAAGTCCTACCTAACAAAGCCTTCAGATAACGTACATTAAAAATCTGTGTAGGATTACCCTTCTCAGCACTCAACAGTTTAAGATAATTAGTCCTATTCAACCATCCTACATATTCTCCTTTCTGGGGTTTAAACACAGGCACAGAAGTATCAGGAAGATATAAATAAGGATCAATATTATCAAGAGCATTACCTTCAAATAACAAGTGATCCTTAATATAACGGTGTTCCGTAGTTCCACCAAATCCCAGGAACCCTCCAACCTTCTCCTTAACCACTTTCGTACCATACTCTGTCACCCATGTAGGTGTTGATACTCCGAAGCCGTAAGCAAAGGAGTCTCTAGCTTGGGTATGTAAGTTAAGACCTACTTTGTTTTTAGCACACTGAATGTCAATTATCTTTTCCAACAATATAGAACCTACTACTGAATCAGGGTCAGTACCCTCGTATCTGAAGTAAGGTTCCTGGAGGAAAGCTCCTACGAAGTATGATAGAAGAGTTTCCAACACAGTGTAGGAGTTAGGAAATACTATGCTCACTGGCTTTCTAGCATCCCTCTCCTTAAGCAATTTCTCTTCCTCATCCACCTCAATATATGCAGTGAGGGTGTGATCTATTTTAACCCAATCTTTATGTCTATTAGACATAGTGCGTGAACTGTCGTAGGCTCTCTCAAGTAGCATATCCCTAAGCTTGTTATGTAGAGGATTTCCTGGGGTTAAGTCAATCCCATCAGGATAATCATAACTCAAATCCTTCTCAGGTTTGAATGTAGTTCTTTTAAAATTCTTATCTCCAATTGAAATGGCTGGCATTTTAAGTTTCCCTTATTTTGCTATGTTTAATAATTCAATGCAGCAATTAAATTAAAAGACCCATTCTATCACTAGTCATGAATCCATCTTCATCATCATACAACTCAGAATACTCATCTTCTTCCAACTCATTTTTATACGTCTCAGGATCATCAGTTGGATCAAAGTGAACAGACTGACTATCCATAATGTGAGTAATGTAAGCAGCTCCATCCATCACATCCCAGAGTTTACTACGTGGGAATCCCAAGAGTTGCATCTCAAGTGGACCGCAATTACTTTTATTATGATACATGTAACCCAGACGATATAGTGGTGCTAGAGTTTTAATCCTCTCAATCTTACCCTTCTCATTCTGTCCTTTCTTAGCCTGCAACTGAAGGAGGAGAGGAAAGATTCCTCTAACCCTACACTCACTCTCGATAGGCTGAATGATAAACTCATTGAGACCAGTAACCTCGTAGCCTAAGATAAATGACTTAAACTCCAACACTTGTCTAAACATCTCGTTGTAAATTTCATCAGGATACATTCGCGCAGAGACAATCTCCCTGAAAAAAATTCTACGAGAACTTCTATCCACAGCAATTGTTTGTACAGAAGTTTCAGCACTCTGAATCTTCACAGTCTTGGCCGGATCAA